ATCGCCGCGTCAGCCGCCAGCGTGATCGCCATGGCCGGGGACGAAATCCTGATGTCGCCCGTGAGCATGATGATGATCCACAACCCTGCCGCCGAGATTTTCGGCGAGGTGTCCGACCTGGAGAAGGCCATCGACGAGCTGGCCGAGGTCAAGGAAAGCCTCGTCAACGCCTACCAAGCCCGGACGGGGCTGTCGCGGGCGAAGATCTCCAAGCTGATGGACGCCGAAACCCACATGAACGCCAAGGCCGCCGTCAAGCTGGGCTTCGCGGACGGCTTGCTCTACGGCGACATGGACGCCCTCAGCGAGGTCATCTTCGACCGGCACACCCCGGTAATCGCCGTGGCCGCGGCGTTCCGCAAAAAGCTGAAACCCAAGGAAATCCAGGAACCCGGCACTTCCATCACAGCCGCCATGGAGCGGCTGAATTTTATTTCAGGAGGGAAAACTTCATGAGCAAGCTGTTGGAACTGTACGAAAAGAGGGGCAAGGCCGTGGCTGACGCGCGGGCTTTCCTCGACCAGAAGCGCGGCGACGGCGACATCCTGAGCGCCGAGGACAGCGCCGCCTACGAGAAGATGGAGGCCGCGATTGTCGCCCTGGGCCGGGAGATCGAGCGCGAAACCCGCCTGAGCGAAACCGAAGCGGCGCTCAAGGCGCCCACCGCCGTCCCCCTCACCGGCAGGCCCGGCGAGCAGCCCGGCGCGCCCAAGACGGGCAGGGCCTCAGCGGAGTACAAGGCCGCCATGCTCGCGGCCATGCGCAGCAACTTCCGCAAGATCGAAAACGTCCTTGAGGTGGGCACCGACGCCAACGGCGGCTACCTGGTCCCGGAGGAGTACGACGCCCGGCTGATCGACGGCCTGGACGAGGAGAACATCCTGCGCAAGCTCGGCACGGCGATCCGTACCAGCGGCGAGCACAAGATCAACATCGCCGGCGCGAAGCCCGCCGCCGCATGGATCGGCGAGGGCCAGGCGCTCACCTTCGGCGACGCCACCTTCGCGCAGATCGTCCTCGACGCCCACAAGCTCCACGTGGCCGTGAAGGTCACGGAGGAGCTACTCTACGACAACGCGTTCAACCTGGAGGACTACATCCTCCGGCAGTTCATCAAGGCCCTGGCCAACGCGGAGGAGGACGCGTTCCTCAACGGCAGCGGCACGGGGCGGCCCCTGGGCGTCCTGGCGGCCACGGGCGGCGGGCAGGTCGGCGTCACCACCGCGTCCACCACGGCGATTGCGGCCGACGAGCTCATCAACCTGGTCTATGCCCTCAAGCGGCCCTACCGCAAGAACGCGGCGTTCATCTCCAACGACCAGACCCTGGCGCTCGTCCGCAAGCTGAAGGACACCACCGGCCAGTACCTGTGGCAGCCGTCCTACCAGGCGGGCGAGCCCGACCGCTTGCTGGGCTACCCCATCCACACCAGCGCCTACGTGCCCACGGTGGCGGCCGGCGCGCCCGTGCTGGCTTTCGGCGACTTCAGCTATTACAACATCGGCGACCGGGGCACCCGCAGCTTCGCGGAGTTAAAGGAGCTCTTCGCCGGCAACGGCATGATCGGCTTCGTGGCCAAGGAACGCGTGGACGGCAAGCTGGTGCTCCCCGAGGCCGTGCAAATTCTCAAGATGAAGGCGTGATCGCATGCGCAAGATTGATGTACCCGTGCTTTTGCTTTCCAAAGTAAAGGCGAACCTCATTTTGGAACACGACGCGGATGATGACCTCCTGCTGGGCTTCATCCGCGCCGCGCTTTCCTATGCCGAAAGCTACCAGCACCGGGCGGCGGGGTATTACGCCAAAAAGCCCCTGCCGCCGACCACTGAGCAGGCCCTGCTTATGCTGTCCAGCCACCTGTACGAGTCCCGCGACGGCTCCACGGCGGGCTTCTTCGGGGACAACGTGCAGGCCGGGCGGCAGGTGTGGGATACGTGCAACATGCTTTTACGGCTGGATCGGGATTGGAGCGTGATCTGATTGTCGTTTGGTAATATGTCCGAACCATGCACCATCATCCGCGTCCGTCACGAGAAGGACGCGGACGGCTTCGCTATGCCCCGCGATGAAGTCCTGGCCCGCGTCCGGGCCTACCATGAGCAGCGGCACGGCAACGTCAAGTGGGCCAACCGCGCGGCCTTTAGTGAGGCCACGGCCCTGTTCCGCTTCCGCACCATCCCCGGCGTCGCTGTGGAGCCTTTATATATATTAGTATGTAGCGCGGGCCGCTTTGAGGTGCTTTCAGTGGAGGTGCTGGGCAAGCAATATGTGGAGGCCCTATGCAAGGAGGTGTGCGCCATTGGCACGTGCTGACGCGTTCCTACCAGAGGATTTTATCAGCGCTCTATCCCGCCTGGAAGCCCGCACGGACGAAATCGTCCCGAAGGTGCTCGCGGCGGGGGGCGAGGTCGTGCTGGAGCACGTGCGCACCCGCCTGCGGGCCGTGATTGGCTCCGGCACGAAATATCCCTCGCGTTCCACGGGGGAACTGGTGGACGCCCTGGGCGTTTCCCCCGCCAGGCTCAACCGCGACGGCGACTACGACGTGAAAATCGGGTTCGCCGAACCCAGGCACGGCAAGGGCGGTTCCAACGCGAAGCTGGCCTCCATCCTGGAGCACGGCAAGCACGGCCAGCCGCCCAAGCCCTTCCTCAAGCCCGCCAAAATAGCCAGCCGGGAAGCCTGCATTGAGCGGATGCGCCGGGTGTTCGAGGAAGAGGTGGGCCGGTGAACATCACGCAGGAGCTTGACAGCCTTATATCCGGCTTGGGCCTGCGGGTGGAAACAGGCGTCTTTTCCGGCAAGGCCCCGGAGGAATATATCGTGCTGACCCCCCTGGGGGATACGTTCGTGTTTTTTGCCGACAACCGCCCGGAATACGAAACGCAGGAGGCAAGGCTTTCCCTTTACAGCAAGGGCAACTACCAGGCCACAAAGCGGCGGCTGGTGAAGGCCCTGCTGCTGGCCGGGTTCACCATCACCGACCGCCGCTATATTGGCAGGGAGGATGATACCGGGTATTTTCACGCGACAATCGACACACAACGACTGTATGAAATGGAGTGATTGATTTGGCAACGATAGGGCTCGACAACATGGTTTACGCGAAAATCACGGAGGGCGCGAACGGCGAGGAAAGCTACGGCGTCCCGAAAATCCTCGCCAAGGCCATCAAGGCCGACCTGAGCATCGAATTGGCCGAGGCCGCGCTTTACGCCGACGACGCCCTGGCCCACAGCGTCAAGGCGTTCAAGGGCGGCAAGCTGTCGCTCGGCGTGGAGGACATCGGCGTCCCGGTGGCGGCTGACCTGACCGGCGCGAGCGTGGACGACAACGGCGTCCTGGTCGCCTCGGGGGAGGACGACGGTTGCCTGGTGGCGGTGGGGTTCCGGGCGCTCAAGCCCGACAATCGCTATCGTTACTTCTGGCTGTACCGCACGAAGTTCGCGGTGCCGTCCAGCAATTTGCAGACCAAGGGCGACAGCATCCAATTTCAGACGCCTACCATTGAGGGAACGCTGATGCGGCGCAACAAGCCGGACGCTTCGGGCAAGCACCCGTGGAAAGCGGAAGTCACCGAGGGCGACCCCGGCGTCGCGCCCGTAATCGCCGCGTGGTTTAGCCAAGTCTACGAACCCCAATACGCCTAATCATGAAGGGAGATATTACCAATGGACGAGCGCAGCGCAGCTATTTCCATCGGCGGGCTGGAATACGAGCTTTTGCTCACCACCCGCGCCACGAAGGCCATCGCCAAGCGTTACGGCGGCTTGGAAAACCTGGGCGAGAAGCTCATGAAATCGGAGAATTTCGAGCTCGCCTTGGATGAGATAGTGTGGCTGATCACGCTGTTGGCGAACCAGCCCATTGCCATCCACAACCTGTGGCATCCCGAGGACGCGAAAAAGCCGCTGACCGAAGAGGCCGTGGAGCTCCTCACGTCGCCCCTCGACCTGGCGCAATACAAAAACGCCCTCAGCGAGGCCATGCTCAAGGGCACGGCCCGGAATATCCTCAGCGCGGACGCCGGGGGCGGCGGGGGAAACGCGGCGGGCGGGTGACGGATTCTGAAACCTTCACCCGCCTGTTGTATTATGGCACGGTGCAGATGGGCATGAGCGACGAAAAATTCTGGCTCATGCCCATTGGCCTTTTTCTTGACCTTTGGGCCTGCCACAAGCAGTGGCACGGGCTGGAAAAGGCGGCGCGGGAGCAGACGATTGATGATGTGGTGCCTGTTTAGCTATCCAACTCCAAAAACTCC